TGATACTGTTACTGGAACTGATACTGTTACTGGAACTGATACTGTTACTGGAACTGTTACTGTTACTGGAACTGATACTGTTACTGGAACTGATACTGTTACTGGAACTGTTACTGGAACTGGAACTGTTATATCCCCTAACGGGGATATATATAATAGCGCCGCCCACGCCGCCGTTGACGTAGAACTTTCCAAGATCGTCCAGCATTATCAGCAGGCCGTCGGGGACTTCCCACGCTCTGCACTGGACAAGCTGCAGAAGTGGAGGCAGGAGTACAGCACAGAGATGATCCTGCTGGCGATTGACAAGGCTACAGAAGCCGGAAAACGCTCGTGGAACTACATCAACGGCATATTGTCCGGCTGGAAACGGGACGGCCTGCGCACACCGGGAGACGTGGAAGCCAACGAACAAAGCAGACAAGCCAGACCGAGGGGCAAGCAGCCAACCGAAACCGTAGACGACCAGCTTGCCCGGGTGCTGGCGAAGATGGACAGAGAAAGAGGGTTTGAGACATGACGCGGGAAGACGTGGCAAAGCTGATCCGTATGAATTTTGTGTTGTACAAGCTGGGTTCCAAGCCTCTGACTGACGAGGAGATGCAGACCACCATTGATGTGTGGACGTACCAGTTTGGCGACTATGACGGCGATACTGTCAAGCGGGCTTTTCTGGCGGCAAACCGGGTATGCGTTTATCCGGTAACGGTGGCCGACATCTTCAAGCAGCTTTCCCAGTGTCTTGACCCATCTGCCGAGTGGGACGCTCTGGCTGTAGCGGCACGCAAGGCACAGACATTTTTGAGCTGGCGCAAATTCCCGATGGTGACCGGCATTGACGAAAAGGGCGGGCTGCTTCGTAGTGACGGACAGAAAGAGCTGCAAGCCCTGTATGACCAGCTCCCCCCAGCGGCAAAATCCTATGCCGGAAGCGTGGGAGGACTGGCAGAGCTGGCTGAAATGCCAGACCTTACATACCGCCGTGCTGAGTTTTTGAAGCAGGCGCAGGCAGATATCACCACAGCCCCGCGTGAAGCTGCAAGGCTGCGGGCGAGCGAGCCGACAAGGAAGGAGATTACAAAATGAGTGAATTTATGAGTCCGGAGGAAATGGCCCATTACTTGATGGACTTTTGCCACTACCATTCGGCGACCGGAAATGGTTGCCCAGGTTGCCCGTTCGATAAGCCGACCAGTAACGATGGAGATGGAGAATGCCGTCTTGGCGTTCCTGACAGCTGGGATTTTTGAGGGAGATCGAAAAATGAGCGAATTTATCGACCGCGAAAAAGCCATCGCAAACATCAAAGCGGCATATTGCTGTGGCTGCAACGATTACGGCGGCGTAAGATGCCGCGCGTGTCAGATTATGGATGCGATGGATGTGCTGGAAGACGAACCGGCAGTCGTCCCGGATGTCCAGCGCTGGCGCAAGACCGCAGAAGAGCCGCCGACTGAGGCTGATGCAAATGAAGACGGCGACGTCCTGAGCATCAACAACAACCCCTGCGACGGCTTCATAACAAATTGGCCGTGGAACTTGGTGGCAGCTTTCCCGGAAAACCTCCCGGTCTGGATGCCCATGCCTAAACTGCCGGGCGAACGTCCCAAAAAGCTTTACTGGCGTGAAAATGCATGTACGACAACTTGCCCCGTTTGCGGGTATGAATGCAACGATGATTATTACCTTGACAAATTTTGCCCCGGATGCGGAACACGCCTTTGGTTTGACGAGGAGGAAGCCGAACATGACCAACCCGACATGTAAAGACTGCCCCGACCGGCACCCGATCTGCCACGACAGCTGCCCACGGTACGCCGAGTACAAGCGGCAGTTGAAAGCACAGCGCATCTACACCAACGGGAACCACGCGGCGGAGCGGATCAGCCGCAACGATTTCAACAAAGAAGGATGGATGGGAGGAAGAAAACGGTGAAGCGAATTTGTTGCCTTACTGTTGCAGCGCTGCTGCTGATCTTAACACTGTGCGTAACCGCTTGTAGTTCAACATCTGCTGATGCTGAAACTAAAACTGAAACTGCTGACAACCCTTGCTATCATGTTACAGTCTATTCCCCGGAGATCGACCATGCGGGAAACGGCAGCGAACGGCATCCGAAGTATACCATCACCGTGGACAGATTTGGTGAGCTGGTTCCAGACCCGAAACTTTCTTCCGAGCGAGAGTACCAGCTCCTGCAAATCCCTCTTGGAGACGGCCGTTTCGAACTTGTATCCACCTCTTTGGTGGAAATTGAATACTACTAAGTTTGGAGGTAAAAGCGATGACTGAAATGCAAAAGCTAGATGCTGCTCTCACTGAAATGGGTGTAGAGCATATTTACGACCACGAATATAGAGGCGGAGAGCAAATCGTGGTGACGGAAAAAGGCAAGTACCGCTGGGCTGCAATCTGCACACCCGATTCCTACGGATGGAACGAAGGGCTACTGGAAGTCATGGGAAAGCCTTTGATTGGTCATAATGGCATTATGGGCTACCGCACTGCAGAAGACGTGCTGAAGATGATGAAAGAAGGAGACCAATGCACCTGACCCTCTACGGCGACCCTCGCACCAAAAAGAACTCTGCCCGCATCCTCAAAAGCCGCTCTGGCGGGCGCTTTGTGGCCCCCAGCAAGGTTTATGTGGATTATGAGATTGACTGCCTGCGGCAAATCAAAAGGCCGCGCAGCCCCATTTCTGCCCGTGTAAACGTGAGGTGCGTGTACTACATGAAGACCGCCCGCCGGGTCGATCTGGCAAACCTCATTGAGGCGACCACTGACATTCTGGTAAAAGCCCGCGTGCTGGAGGACGACAACAGCAAAATTGTTGCCGCCCACGATGGCAGCCGGGTGGAGCTTGACCGGGAGAATCCCCGGGTGGAAATCGAGATTGAAGAAATGGAGGAGTAAAATGCTTGATATGCTATTTGAAATTGCAAGCACGCTGTTCATGGCAACACTTGCAGGATTTTTCATCTGGTTTGTTCTTAGCGATGGCAACCCAATTGAATATTTCAAGCGGTGGCTCAACCGCAACAAACCTTGCCTTTGCGACCGGTGCGTTTTCTTAAATCAAAAATTTGGGGCGTCAGAATCCGGATATCACTATATCTGCCGGAGAAGTGACAAAGACGAAGGATACATAAATCCGCCCGAATATTGCAACGATTTTGAAGAAAGGAGCAACAATGACCCACACATGGACACCTGACACTGACACGCAGAAGCCGGATGGAACCGATTACCTCACCGTTAAGGCGTGGCTGAACCGCTACCGCGAAGCAGAGAAAAGATACTACTTGCTGTCTGACCGTCTGGCCGAAGCGCAGGAGGCCACCCGGCACATTACCCAGAGCCTCAGCGCTGCCCCCGGCGGAAGCAAAGATGGTCAGAGCCTTGCCCGGGCGGTGGAACGTGAGGAGGAAGCGGAGCGCCGCGCTTATGAGCAAAGAGCGGTCTGCGACAGGCTGTTCCTCGAGATCAGAAACGCGCTCGACCAGATCCAGAACGAGAAAGCATACACGGTGCTGTACAAGTACTATCTCGATTGTCTCACGTGGGACAGGGTCGCAAAAGATATGAATTACTCTCTGCGCATGGTCTATGTCTTGCGGCGCAAAGCAATGGAGGAGCTGAGCCTTTAAAAAACATTGCACTGTCATTACATTGCGGTTTCACTATCGCATGGTGTAAAATTGTATCATCGGAAAAGCCAAAAGGCAAACCGATGCACGCGGCCTCCGAAACGTGTCCCTTCTTGGCATTTTCCTCCTTTTCTGCTTGCAGGTATTGGGCTTTGCTCTCTCTTCACGTTTCGCGGGCTGCTTCTATGCGAGGTTTGGGAAGCCACATAACGGGGCTGGCAGTTTTGTGGAACGGTTCGACTCCGTAACCTCGCACCGTATGGCGCATGGACTAGACAACCCGCAAGGCCGCACGTGCAACCTCCCGTGCCAAGAAAAGGCCTTAGAATCCTTGCCAAGGTGTAGCTTTCCTGACAGGATGTGCGCCAACCAACAGCCCCGGCGGAGAACCGGAGCTGTTTTTATATGGCCGCCTGAGCGCAGTTTGGAGCGCGGCGCGTGTGTGTAGACACGGCTGGTTCGATTCCAATCCAAGGGCGGCTTTTATATTCCCGTAGCTCAAGTGGTAGAGCAGCGGTCTCTAAAACCGCGTGTTGCAGGTTCAAGTCCTGCCGGGAGTGCCATCTGCGTGCCCTGTGAGGGGGCCGCGCAGCACGCCGGGTGTCTGGCGGCGTACGTTCCGGACACAGCAGCGCCCACCGTTTGACGCCTGTCCAACGCAACTGAATGCGGGGCGCTGCTCATATGCCGTCATAGCTCAACTGGAAGAGCGCCGCCCATTTAAGGCGGGACAACGTTGGTGACACCACGGGAACATCACTGCACAGCCAACCACTGCGCACATCCGTTCCGTGGGTGCTGGTTCAAATCCAGCTGGCGGCTAGCGTGATTTTAGAGTGTCCACAGTGGACACTTTTGGAGAGGAGGCATACAAATGTTTGAGCGCTTGAAAGAACTGATTTGCGACATGGCAAGGTTCTTGACACGTCTCGGCGCTGGCCTTATCCTCTCGGCCTTACCGATCAGCAACAAAGAAAGCCACTTTGTGCGCTATGCGCGGCGTTTCGGTTTCCGTGCAGACCACACAAAACGCGAGCCTCGGGCAGAGATCGGAGGCCGTGGCTGTATCCAAGGAGCACGGCCTGCTATCCGTGCGGATTAACCGCTGCTGATACAATACGATTAAAAACCAGCTTTTTGTATGATGAGCTCCATGCAGCAAAGCTGGTTTTTCTTATGCCGTTTTAGCTCAGTCTGGCAGAGCACCGGACTTTTAATCCGGGGGTAGCGGGTTCGATTCCTGCAAGCGGCACATTCGATATTTTGACCGTTCGGGTTTCCGGGCGGTTTTTATTTTACACGGGAGGAGAATAACATGATTCAGAAAGAACTGCTGAAAATTCCGGTTGCAGATCTGGTTCCATACGAGCGCAACCCGCGTGTGATCTCCCCGGAAGCCGTGAACGCCTGCGCGGAAAGTATGCGCCAGTGCAGCGCACTTGACCCTATCGAGGTGGATGAAAACAATGTCATTCTGAGCGGCCATACACGCCGACTCGCTCTGATGCAGCTCCATGTGGACATGGCCGACGTGGTGCGCTACACCGGCCTTACCGAAGAACAGAAGCAGAAGTACCGCATTCTCGCCAACAAGACCGGTGAAATGTCCGGGTGGGATTTCGGAAAACTTGAACAAGAACTGGCAGAAGTTGACTTTGGGGACTTTGACTTTGATTTTGACCTTCCTGCTGGTGACAGCAAAGAAACGCAGGTTGCTGAGGATGAGGCTCCAGAAGTTGACGAAGCCGCACCTCCAAAGGCAAAGCTGGGTGATATCTGGAAGTGCGGCAGGCATCGCGTTATGTGCGGGGACAGCACGAATGCAGAAAGCGTCAAAACCCTTATAGGGGGGGCGCAGGCTGATATGTTGCTCACAGATCCACCGTATAACGTGAACTATGGAGCAGTGCGAGATGTAAGCGAGGCAGTAAAAAGGCGCAAAAGAACGGATGGCCTGCTCATACAGAATGACAACATGGGCGATGAGGAATTTAGAGAGTTCTTGACCAGCGCTTTCAGAAACGCCGATTCTGTAATGAGACCTGGTGCGGTTTTTTACATTTGGCACGCAGATGGAGAGGGATATAACTTCCGAGGAGCGTGTAAAGACACCGGATGGACTGTAAGGCAGTGTCTGATTTGGAACAAAAACACGCTATGTATGGGACGGCAGGATTACCAGTGGAAGCATGAGCCTTGCCTGTATGGGTGGAAAGATGGCGCAGGACATCTATGGACAAGCGACAGGAAACAGACAACGGTTCTTGATTTTGACAGACCGGTTAAGAGCGAGTTGCACCCAACTATGAAACCGGTTGCGCTTTTTGACTATCAAATCAAGAACAACACAGAAAACGGGAATATTGTCCTTGACCTGTTTGGAGGAAGCGGGACAACATTGGTTGCCTGCGAGCAGAACGGAAGAACAGCCTATATCATGGAGTACGACCCAAAGTACGTTGATGTTATTGTCAAGCGATGGGAAGACCTCACTGGAGAAAAGGCTGTACTTGAAAAAGAGGTGATCTGAGATTGGCCGCAAAGGTAAGTTTGAGCAGTGGCTAGAGCCAGAAGGGACAACGCTGCTTCGTGGTTGGGCTAGAGATGGGCTGACGCAGGAACAAATAGCTCAGAACATGGGAATCCACAGGGATACCCTGAACGAGTGGAAAAGCCGATTTTCCGTCATTTCCGACGCATTAAAAATAGGACGAGAAAATGCGGACTACATTGTTGAAAATGAGCTGTTTGAGAATTGCAAGACACGAACAGTGACCGTGAGAAAGCCAATCAAGCTGAAAAAAGTCATGGTTGACGGAAAAAAACGGCTTGAAGAAGAACGAATTGAGTATGCGGAAGAACAGGTCGTCGTTCCAGCCAACGTGACGGCTCAGATATTCTGGTTGAAAAACCGGAAGAAAACAAAATGGAACGAAAGTGCAGATCCTGAAAGCATACAAGATACATCGGGAAATGGAAGCGACCGTCTTTTTGAGCTTTTAGCACCGCAATTCCTACCTACATGGCAGAAGATCGTGCGAGGAGAAGCAGACGAAGCTTTGGAAAAGGGCGGGCGAGCCTCCACGAAATCGAGTTTCTGCAGCATCGGCATTATCAAGCTACTGCAGCTGCACCCGGATTGTAATGCGGTCTGCATCCGCAAAGTGGGCAATACCCTGCGCACATCCGTGTACGCACAGATGCAGTGGGCAGCTGACCAGCTGGAGCCCGGAATGTGGAAATGTACGGTTTCCCCGATGGAGATGACCAACAAAAATACCGGTCAGAAGATCCTCTTCTTCGGTCTGGATGACCCCGGAAAGCTTAAGTCCATTAAGCTGCCACGCGGGTATATCGGCGTTCTGTGGTTTGAAGAACTGGACCAGTATGACGGACCGGAACAAATCCGCAACGTGGAGCAGTCCTGCTTGCGTGGTGGAAACTTCTCTTTCACGTTCAAGAGCTTTAACCCGCCTGCATCTCCACGCAACTGGGCAAACCGGTACGCAATGGAAGTCCGTGAACGCAAAATCATCCAGCACTCTGACTACACGATGGTGCCGCAGGAGTGGCTTGGCAAGCGATTTCTGGATGATGCCGAAGAACTAAAGAAACGCAACCTGATCGCCTACAAGCACGAGTACCTTGGCGAGGTGACCGGCTGCGGCAAGGAAGTCTTTACAAACATCCGAGCGGAAAAGATAGACCCCGCTAAGTTTGAGCGCAAGTATCACGGCATTGACTGGGGCTGGTATCCTGACCCCTTTGCCTACAACTGCATGAGTTACGATTCAGCCCGCAAGACGCTGTATATCTATGACGAGATCACCGTGCGGCGCACCCGCAACGAGGACACATTTAGAATGCTGCAGGAGCGCAAGGTTATGGCAGACTCTGAGACTGAGCGCCTGACTGCAGACAGCGCCGAAAATAAGAGCTGCGGCGATTATACAGAGTGGGGCATCACCTGCTTGCCCGCCATCAAAGGCCCCAACAGCGTTGGACAGGGCATCAAGTGGTTACAGTCCATCTCAATCGTGATAGACCCCGTGAAATGCCCGGACACCCTCAAGGAGTTTACGGAGTATGAATACGATGCGGACAAAAATGGCGACCCGTTGCCCGGCTACCCTGACCATGATAACCACCACATCGACGCAGTGCGGTATGCCTGTGAATCCATCTGGCGAGAGCCGGGTGCATAAGGAGCTGAAAACGTGAAAACATACCAGGACTTAGAAGCTGTGCTGAATGACCCCGCTGCAAAAGCGGATTTTGTGCGTAGCTTTATCGCAGAGCACGTTTCCAGTGCTCCTTACAAAATGGCCAAGGACGCAGACCGGTACGATATGCAGCTGAACAGCGGCATTGATCGTTTTCTGGACGCAATGGCAGACATCGACCTTAAGCTACACAACATTGCGCAAAAGAACCCCCGGCCCGATACAGTCAAATCCAATGCGTTTCACCGTTTGAACGTCCAACGCGTGGCATACAGCCTTGCAAACGGCATCACGCTGCCGGATGCAGATGAAGAAAAAGCCTCGCTGGGCGAAAGCTTTGACGATCAGCTTTACCGGCTTGGTTATCTGGCCTGCATTCACGGCGAAAGCTTTGGATTCTGGAACGCGGACCATCTTGATATTTTCAAGCTGACCGATTTTGCCCCGCTATACGACGAGATGGACGGCACACTGAGAGCCGGCGTTTACTTCTGGCGCTTGCAGCCAGACAAGCCCATGCACGCGGTGCTGTACGAAGAAAGCGGTTACACGAAATACAGCGAAGAAAGCCGAGACGTGCACATTTTCCACGAGGAAGAGGGACAAAAGCCCTACAAGACCAAGACCGTCACAACGCCTGGCGGTGGCATCGAAAGCGTTGAAGGCGAAAGCTACGGCTCGCTGCCTATCGTACCGCTGTGGAACGGAGCACGAAAGCAAAGTACCCTTGTAAACCTCAAAGGGTACATTGACAACATCGACCTGATCGTGAACGGCTTCTGCGACGACCTGCGCGAGTGTGCGCAAGTCTACTGGGTCATTACTAACTACGGCGGGATGAAAGACGACGATCTTCGCCAGTTTGTGCAGCGCTTGCGCTATAACCATATCGCAAATATCTCCAACAACGGAACGGACAACAGCGTACAGCCTTACACGCAAGAAATTCCCACGCAGGGCCGGGAAGCACTGCTCACCCGCCTGCACAGCTCCATGTATGAGGATTTCGGCGCTCTGGATGTGCACTGCGTAAGCGCCAGCAGCACCAACGACCATCTGGAAGCAGCGTATCAGCCGTTGGACGAAAATGCTCGGGATTTCGAGAATCAGGTCACAAAATTTGTGCGACAAATTTTAAAAATTGCTGGCCTCCCAGATGCAAAGCCACAGTACACCCATGTGCGCGTGTCCAACACCGCCGAGCAGGTCGCAACGGTGATTTCTGAGGCGGCGATCATCGGGCAGGACATGGCCATTGACCTGCTGCCCAACCTGACCCCGGAGCAGAAAGAAAAGGCCAGGGCGTCCCTGATGGCGGAAAGCGCAGCACGAGAAACCGTGGACGAGGACGAGGATGACAACGGTGATGAAGCATGATTTCTGACCGTGACCGCATTTCCACCCGGCAGCTGAACCGCCTGCGCCGACGCATTTTGCGGGTATACGGCACTGCCCGCCGGGAGATGCAGGAGCAGCTCACCGAGTTTCTGGCAAAGTACAAAGCGCTGGACGAGCGCAAGCGGGCGCAGCTGGATGCAGGCGAGATCACCGAAGAGAATTACCGCATCTGGCTGCAAAATCAGGTCTTTCAGTCCGATTTGATGCACGCCAAGCTGGACGGCATCACGCAGACCTGCACCACAGCCCAAGAGACGGCCTACAAGCTGGCCCGGGACGAGCAATACAACATCTTTTCCTTTGGCGCAAACTGGGCTTTCTACGAGCTGGAACAGGCTGCAGGCGTGACGTTCGGGCTGACCCTGTACAACACCGAGGCAGTCAAGCTGCTGCTGAAGGAGAACCCCAAGCTGGTGCCAAACAAGCGCATCAAGAGCGAGAGCAACAAGACCTACGACGCCCGGGTGTTCAACCGGTACGTCACAAAGGGCATCATACAGGGCAAGAGCGTCCACGACATCGCCGTGCAGGCCGTCAACGGCATGGCTGATACAGAGATCCACTGGGCCATGAATAACGCCATCACGGCGCTCACAGGCGCTCAGAACGCCGGGGCATTGCAGCAGATGCGCAACGCCAAGGCTCTGGGCATCGAGGTCAAAAAGCGGTGGAACTCCACCCACGACTACCGTACCCGTGAGACCCACCGCCTGCTGGACCAGCAGACGGCAGAGCTTGACGAGCCGTTCAAGGTCATGGGTTACGAGATTCAGCGCCCCGGCGACCCCAACGCTGCCCCGGAGATGGTTTACCACTGCCGCTGTGTGTTGTCCTCTGCACTGGGCAAGTATCCCCGGCAGAACGCCATGCAGCGAGACAATGTGACCAAAGAGACCACCCCCGTCATGGATTACACAGAGTGGTATAAATCCAAGGGCGGCACAGAAGCAGAACAGATGTGGCGGGCGGAAGAGAAAAAGCGCAAAAAGGAGGCAGCAAGAAAATGAATTCTGTCGAAAATTTCGAGAATCTTGCAAAGGCATTTTACAATGCAGGCGGAACTGCTAAAAATTTCGCCGAAGCGGCCAATAAGGCTGCAAAGGCAGCGAACCGGCCCGATTGGCCGAAAACTTATTTTGAGCGCAAAAGAAAATGGAGCAAAACATGGCTGAGTTTAAGTACAACATCAAAGTCACCGACAACACCCCGAAGCTGCATGAGGCGCTGGATTCATGGGCGGAGCGCGTGCTTACCATCTGGGGCATGAAAGTGCAGGACTACGCCCAGCTGCTTGTACCCACCGGCACGGCAGACAGCACGGGCATTGAGGGCTACGTGGGCGGTGCGCTCAAGCAAAGCCTGACCTACGCCGTAGACCTTGCAAAAAAGACCGTGACCATCGGGTCAAATCTCTTTTACAGCGTCTATGTTGAGCTTGGCACTGGCATCTTTGCCGAGAAGGGCAACGGACGCAAAACGCCGTGGGTCTGGAAGGACTTTAACGGCAAGTGGCACTTTACCCGGGGCATGAAAGCCCGCCCGTTCCTGCGCCCGGCGGTGGAAGATCATATTGACGAGCTGCGAGAAATCGCAGTGGAAGAAGGAAACAAGGAGGTATAACATGAAGAAAATTTTAGCATCTATCATGCTGCTTGCGGCACTGTTGCTGTGCGGCTGTTCGGAGGCTTCCAAGGCCAATGCCAACATTTCCAAGCAGGCCGATTACTTTGAGAGCGAGCGCAAGATCACCGTCTACAACGCCCGCACGGATAAGGTCATCATGGAAGCCGAGGGCTATATGTCCATCTCCAACAACTCGGACAACGAGCTGGTGTGCACTGTGAAAATTGGCCCAGGCACCTACCGCAAGAACTACATCTACCTCAACAGCTACACCATGTATGTGGTGGAAGACATTACCGGCACCCATACCGACCCGTACCACTATAAACTCTATTTCCACACTGACGTTTTGCCGAGCGTGGAAGTCAAACCGTAAAACCTAATATCTCAGCGGTTGGCGCACAGCGTCAGCCGCTTTTTTATGCCGTTTTAGCTCAGTCTGGCAGAGCACCGGACTTTTAATCCGGGGGCCGTGGGTTCAAGCCCCACAAGCGGCACCACACCGGCAGCACGTCCGGCAAATAAACCTTATTGCCAAGCATGGCAGCCCGAGCAAGGGCAGAAAGGACTATCACATGGCACTTGAGAGAAAAGACCTCCGCGCGATTCTGGAGGATGAGACCGTGGACGTCAGCGGCAAGATGAAAAAGATTCTGGACATGCTGCACACCGAAACGGACGCTCTTCAGAACCAGCTGGATGATGCCAAGGCCGCGACCGCCAAGGCCGAGAAGGAGCGGGACGCCGCTGCCAACGGCAAGACCATTGCGGAAAAGGCCCTGACCGACTACAAGGCCCAGCAGACCCAGAAGGATACCCGGGCCACGAAAGCAGCGGCATACAAGCAGCTGCTGAAGGACAATGGCGTGCTGGAAAAGCACTTTGACCGCGTTGTAAAAATGACCGGCGCGGACATTGATGCTTTGGAGCTGGACGAGAACGGCAAGGTCAAGGACGCAAAGAAGTTCATGGACAGCCAGAAAGACGTATGGGGCGACTTTGTGGCTACGACCACGACCACCGGCGCAAAGGTGGACAACCCGCCCACCAACAACAGCGGAGTCTCCCTTGAGGATTTCCGCAAGATGAGCCTTGACGACCGCATCAAGTTCAAGGCAGAAAACCCCGACCTGTACAGCGAGTACAGGGGTAAATAAGAAAGTGAGGACAATTTATGGCAAGAACTGGCACTTTTGGCGGCTTTGATTTCGACGTTGAGGTTTTCGGCGACTACATGGCCGAGCAGAACACCATCAACACCAACATCATCGCCTCTGGCGTTATCCGTGAGGATTCCTCTATTATGAGCCTCATCGGTGAGAAGGGCAATGTGGCTACAATCCCGTTCTATACCGAGCTGGACGCCAACGCTTCTCCCGCACTGAACAATGATGGCAACACTGACAACGAACCTGCGGAAGTCACAGGCGGCAAACAGACCTGTATGCTCATCCAGCGCATGAAGGCATGGAAAGCACAGGATTTCACCCGTGAGCTGACCGGCGCAAATCCCATGCAGCACATCGCCCAGCAGGTCACCCATTTCTACGAGCAGACGTGGCAGAAGGAGCTGATGGCCGAGGTTGATGCCGTGTTGCAGAATACCGACATGGCCGCCCACGTGTACGATATCACTAAGAACGACGCCGGAAAAGTGGATACCGAGTCTCTGCTGTATGCACAGCAGGCTGCTTTCGGCGATACCGCATCCTCTGGCGGTCTGATCGTACTGCACAGCATGATTCTGGCAAAGTACAAGGCCCTGCAGCTGGTCGATTATGACAAGTACACCTTCAATGACGCTCTGCGCACCGAGGTTACCCTGCCCCGCATCGGCGGCATGACCGTGCTTGTCAACGACGCCGCCACCAAAACCACGGCAAATCCCACCGGATCCGGCTCCGTTACGGCTTATAACACCTATCTGCTGGGCACTGGCTCCTTCATCGGCTGCCGCAAGACCAACTATGAGAACCCCTACTACACCGACTATGACCCCGAGACCAAGGCCGGCATCCAAAAGCTGTACACCAAGGAGGGCCGTGTCATCCACCCCAACGGCTTCAGCTTCAAGGCAGACAATGTGAGCGGCGAGTCTCCCGCAACGACCGATCTGGCCAAGAAAGCAAACTGGGAGCGCAAGTTCAAGACCGAGAATATCAAAATCGGCAAGATGGTCTCTCTGGGCTAAACAGGAGGTGCCTCCATGACCGTCCCTGAGCTGTGCGCCTACACGCACAATTTCTTTGACCGGGCAGACGACCCCATTGCAGGCGAGTTTGCCTTTGAGCCGGACACCGTGCCCGCCGGGGTGGTGCCGGGGCAGTATTTCCTTGTGTGCGGCTCCATCTTCAATGATGGCGTGCACATGGCCGGAGACGGAGACCTCACCGCCGAGACGTTCAACGGGACGGTGCAGCCCATGCGGGTTCCGCCTGCCTTTGTGGTGCTTGCCCAGAAGATCACCGACTACGACGCAAGACTCCCCTCCGGCGGTATGTATGTGTCGCAGTCGTTCAATGGGTGGTCCGGGTCCATGGCGACCGGATCCGACGGACTCCCTGCGGATGGTCTGACCCGGTACCGCAAGGAGATCAACCAATGGAGGAAACTGTAATGGCAGTCAACGACTTTGTCCGGAACACCGTCATGGACGGTTTCAGCCGGAAATTCTGCTTTCTGGAAAAAAAGCTCGTTTCTGATGGGCTGTTCGGCTCCACCACCACATGGGTGCCGGGGCTGGAATTCGAGGGCGTAGAACGCCACGACACCACCATTGAGGCACAGCAGGCCGAGCAGCAGGGCACCGCTTCCACCTATTCGATCTACGTTGACAAGGGCGTTCAACTCGCCCCCTTCGACCGCATCAAGCGGTTGGAGGACGCGCAGGTATTCGAGGTCACATCTGCCAGCGCAGACAAGCTGTCTCCGGCGGAAAGCGGGATGAACCTTGCAGTTGTCCAGTGCAAAAAGGTGGTGTTGACCTGATGGGCACAGCAGAAGCCATTACAACGGCGCTGAACAGCTTTTTTTTGCTGTTTGATATTCCTGTGTACCCGGAGGATTTTGTGCCGCAGGGCGCTTCCTTGCCCTATATCACAGTGCTGCCGGTCATTCCCAAAGGATTTGACGAGAGCAGCACCTTCCACGCGCGGCTTTGGTATCCGGTGGACGGCGGAAAGCTGTCCATCATCCGCAAAACAGATGAGATCCGCGCTGCCCTTGGCGATGGGCTTACCATCGAGTGCGAGGGCGGCGCGATCCTTTTATGCGCAGGCAACCCGTGGGCGCAGTCTATGGACAACCCACCGGAAAAATACCTGTGCACATACCTTACTTTTGACGTCACATCCTTTGTGGTGTGAGAAAGGATAACGCATGAACAAAATGTATCACGCCATTTCGGCAGATGCTTTCAAAAAACTTCAGTTTCAGGCGGGTGCGCTGCTCAAAAAGTTTGACCCGGCGGGTACAACCCCCATTGCTGCAGAAGATCTTATCTGCCTGACCTCCGGCGGCATCACCATTTCCTGCAAGCCCAACACCATTGATCTGGGCGAGGATCTGGACGAAGTGCCCGAGAACACCTACCAGCTCAAGCACATCACCAGCTGGGATTGCGGTATGTCCACCACCTGCATGACCGTGAGCGCCGACACCATCAAGCTGGAGCTGGGCGCTGCGGACGTTGAAACCAACAAGATCACCGTGCGCGAAGACTACAAGGACGAGGACTTCCAGGACATCTGGTGGCATGGCAACCTGATCGGCGGCGGTTATGCCGCGGTTAAGCTGATGAAGGCTGTGAGCGATGGCGGCATCGAGCTGAAAACCACCAAGGACGGAAAGGGCAACATCAGCCTGAGCTTGAAGGGTCACTACGACATGACCGACACCAGCAAGGTGCCTATGGAGTTCTACGTCAAGGAGGCAGAATAAATGATCCTTACCATCAATCTTGACCCCGTGGAAGCGCTGCCCAAGCTGTATGATGCGGTGGACGGCATCACGCGCATGGTTATGGACGCAAAGGACAACGTGAACAACCCGGAGACCAAGGCAGCCCGGGAGACCATTGTTACAAACGCCCTGAAGATGCTGGGTGCAGAGCCGCAGAACAGTGAAGGCAGCAAGAAAAAGCTGACCCCCAGAGAGTTTGCGCTTGCTGCGCTGGACTTTGTCAAGCCTCTGATGAAACTTGACCCTGAGCGCACCGTGAACGCCCTGCACCAGCTGTACACGCTGGAAGAGGGCGAAAAAGACACCCTGCCCAAGGCGTTTACTGCACTTACCAAGTCCGTGATGCAGAAAGACGTGCAGGATTTTTTGTCCTCTCTGGCAGACTTGAACGGCCTGAGTTTTGGCACTACGTCTGCCGAGCCGACCTCCAGCATCTCCGCGCCTACGGCTTAAAGTATTTCGTCTGGTTCGTAATCAGCGAGATGCGGGAACAGCAGCGCACAAGAGCATACCAGCTGTACACGGCGGATATGCTCTATCTTTGTGCTGTATCTCTTGGTCAGCCGGTGGAGAAGCCCTTCAGCGAGATCATGGCAGAGTACGACAAGCCGCTATCTGAGCGCAGGCACGAGACTACGCTGGAAGAAGCGCAGGCGTGCTGGGAAAAGACCCTTGCAGACAGCAGAAAAGCAGCAGGGCAGAACGGAGGTGGTGATGCATGAATATCTTTAATTTGATGGCTACTTTGGGGCTTGATACCTCCGAGTATGAGCAGAACCTCGAAACTGCCAAAAAAGAGACGCAAAGCGCAGCAAATTCTTTGAGCCGCAGCGCAAACACCGCCGGGGGCGGCGTTGCAAGTATGGCAAACCAATTTGCAACAGCCAGCGCAAAAGCCAATATCCTTGCAAATATGCTTACCTCTCTCGGAACAAAGGCGGTAAGTTTTGCAAAAAACTTTGTGGAGATGGGCATTTCTTATAATGCTCAAATAGAAAAGTACACCACCGGCCTTACCAATATGCTGGGCAGCGCGGAAGCGGCGCAGCAGGCCATGGAGAACATTCAGGAGGATGCGGCAAAAACGCCCTTCAACGTGGATTCTCTCGTGTCCGCAAACCAGTATCTGATCTCCGCAGGCGAGAACGCCGGATATGCCCGCAAAACCATCATGGCATTGGGTGATGCTGTTGCTGCCACAGGCGGCGGAAGCGACGAGCTGAACCGCATGGCGCAGAACCTACAGCAGATCGCCAACACCGGCAAGGCAACTGCGGTTGACATCAAGCAGTTTGCCTATGCCGGCATCAACGTATATGGCATTCTGGCGGATTACACAGGCAAGTCCACCGAAGAAGTGCAGAAAATGACCATCAGTTACGACCTTCTGACTCAGGCTTTACAGGCAGCTTCCGAAGAGGGTGGGCGTTACTACAATAGCATGGACACCCAGAGCCAGACCATGAATGGGCGTGTATCCACCCTAAAGGATAACGTCAGTCAGCTGGCTGGCCTTATGACCGGCGACCTTACAAGCGCACTCGGCGGCGTTATTACCAAACTGAATGAAATGGTTTTGGCTGCCCAAGACGCATACAAACTTGACGGATGGAGCGGGCTTATCGGAGAAATAACGGGACTTTCCAACGTTATTGATAAGGCAAAATCCTCTGCTGTTGGATTAAAAGCTGTTTTTGACGCTTTAAAAAGTGGAGAAATCGGCATATTTCACGGTGACTGGGATGCTGTTTATCAAAAAGCATTCAATTCAGACCAAGAGAGCAAGAAGATCCAAAAAGAAAGCAGAAAAAACTGGGACAAAAACCATAATGGAATGGTCTGGGACGAAAATGACGGCTGGGTTCCAGCTAAAACCAGCGGAGAAACCGGCAGCTCCATCGTAACAAGCCCTACTGGCACAACCAAGAAAAAATCCACAGGTAAAAAGTCCACCACTGAAACGGTCATTGCGTCGGTGTCCAACACCGTAACCACCAGCGCTATGAACGCGCTGGGTGCAGTGACCACCAGCGTGGAGACCCTGCAGGAAAAAGTCAAAGATTCTGCTGGTAAAATCAAAGATCGCGTAACTACGACCACCACCGAGACCGGCAAAGAAATGGTCAACGGTGTGGCTACCACCTACAAAAAGGTAAACACCGTTGTGGACGGCGTCGTTACCAAGACCACCAAGGTCTATGATGACATGTCCAAGACCCTGACCGGTACCCTGACCAAGGTTGCAGAAACGACCTTTGACGGCATCACAACGAAAATCCAGGAAGCTACAGAAAAGTACGCCGACGGCAGCGAGCACGTCACAAAGACTGTGACCGAAACCGGCGAACGTATTGTAAATGGTGCGGCTGAGACCTACGAGAAGGTCGTAACCTATGTGGATGGCATACAGGATAAGGTCACCGAGACGGCTACCGCCATTGACAACAGCGTCAAGGGAATCCAAAGCCGCATTGACCAGTACCTCAGCGACGCTTCCGGAGAATCCGACAAGGGCATCTTCGGGCTGCTGAAAAGCACCATAAGTGACGCCAAAAACGAGGACTGGTCAAGTCTTGCACTCGATGTTACCAAGCTGATCTGGGGCGAGGTGTCGCAGGGTCAGCGCGAAGTGATTTCCAAGTGGTTTGACAACGCCCTTGCCGCCGTGAACGAATCTTACTATGGCGGTGGTCTGAAAAGTGCATTTACCGCGGTGGAAAGCCTGTTTAAAGACGGCATTGTGCCGGGCGTAAACAGCGCCACGACGGCAGTTGATTCCTTCTCTAAGGTCGTGAGCGGGCTTGCGAGCTCTGGCGGCGTTGGCGGCGCACTTGGCAGCGTTGTGCAGGGTTTTTCTGGTATGGCTGGCGGCATCACGTCTGCGCTTGGCACTGTGGTGTCGTTCATCTCTGCAAACCCAGTCCTTGGCGTCATTCTCGGCGTTGGCGCTGTGGGTGCTGTAGCTGGCGGCATCGGGCTTGCGCTGTGGGCCAAAAACAAAAAGAGCAAAGACCCGGTCAATAATTACAAGAGCCCGTTTGACGATGTGGGCGTTTACGACAGCCTGAGCGAGTTTTCTACGCGGTCTGCGATGCAGTACCGCGTGATCGGACAGAGCAGCCACGCAGACAAGCAGACCAGCATTCTGGAGCGCATCGAGGAGCTTCTGGACGAGCATCTGCCTGCCATTGGCACCGGTCAGGTGGTCATGGATTCCGGCGAGCTGGTGGGCGTTATTTCGCCCAGGATGGCACAAAATGTTGACGCGCGCATCGGTGTGACCGTGACGAGGAAAGCGAGGGGTGTGTAATGAGCAAACTTCTGGGCGCACAAATTGGCAACTTCCACACCCTGAAAGACTGGGGGCTGTATCTCAAGGTCGGAAGCCCAAAAATCGGCCCTGCTGAGGTAGATGACTACCTTGTGCAGGTGCCGGGGTCTGATACCCTGCTCAACCTGACCAGTTCTTTGGACGGCAGGCCACACTACAAAAAACGCACCATTACCATGGAGCTCAAGTGCACTGCACCGAAAAAGCAGTGGGAGAACCTCTACAGCACTATCGCAAACGCCATCCACGGAAAATGGCTTCAGTGTAAATTCGACAATGACCCCAGTTTTTACTGGGAGGGCCTGTGGGAGGTGTCCATCAGCAAGGACGCATTATACTGTGTGTTTACGATTACAGGCACTTGCGACCCCTTCAAGCGCAGTGTATACGACGGCTCTGATGACTGGCTGTGGGATGACCTTGTATTTGATACGGCGATTATCCGTAATTATACGGACATCCAGCTCAAAGCCAACAAGGACATCGCCGTAACCGTCACCGGTGCACCAAGAGCGGCCGGCATCTACTTCAAGCGCAGCGAGGACGCTGCCGACATTGCGGTGTCTCTCAATGGCCTTGAGGTTGGCATCCTTGCAAAGTCTACAGAGTGGCAGTACATTGAGGGCTTGCATATGCCGGATGGCGTTGTAGGTACTCTCATCTTTGCGGCGTCTGCGGATTGCAGCATCAGCATCCGATATCTGGGGGGCAGCTTATGAGCTATAAAGTTTATGCGGGCGTCCAGACCGGCGTTGACGTGTGGAAGACAAAGACCTGCATTTACGACCCAACGGACTACACGGACACAAAAAAGCTCATCAGTCCAACTTTGACGCGGGAGGTGAGCAAGGCCGGCAGCTTGGAATTCACCCTGCCGCTTGGCAATGTGGCCCACTCAGCTTTGCAAAAAATGCGCACGACCGTGTCCGTAGAACAGGACGGTGTGCGCATCTGGGAGGGCAGGCCCATGAGCCATGAGCAGGATTTTATGCTGCGTCAAAAAGTCTTTTGCGAGGGAGAGCTGGCCTACCTCAACGACAGCTCTGTTGCGCCATATACAGCCAAAGACGTGACGATCAAACAATTTCTTGCGTTTCTGCTGGAAAACCATACCGGCATGGTGGACGCATACAAGGCGTTTACCTGTGGAAATGTTGGCTTTCCGAGCACCAGTGTGGTGGTGCCAGAGCTGCATAACTGCGTGATGAAACTGGAATACATGGCGGGTACTCCGGATAGTGACGGCGATTACAGGTATGAATATGGACTTTATACCTCGTCCGGCGTACAGCTTGTAAGCCAATATGAAGCCGGCTACTCGGATGATGACACGGCCCCGGATCCATCCGCGTACAGCTGGACGCTGAATGAAAAGCATGCAGATTCTTCCATAAACGGGTATATCTGGCGCACAGGAAACGGCCTGTTTTCCGTGAGCGTAAATGTGGCCCTGCCCTTGGACGGAGATGACCAGACGCACGAAGCTACGCAAAGAACGGTTACGCCGGATATCACATGCGCCACGCACTCGAAATCCCTTCCGCCTGAGACGGAATACGATCTCAAAGACACGGTCTCAAAAAAATGGAAAATTGAAAAGCAGGGAGACGGCTATGCCGTCTTGTTCAACGGTGCAGCCCTGCCGGATTCTTCCGTGGTCCGTTACGATTCTGCGCCACGGTACACCTTTGGCGATGGACGAAATTTTGGCGTTACATGGGATGTCATCCAAAATGAGCTTGTGGATGTATACGGCGGTTATCTGATCGTCCGGCACGAAAACGGGGCCCGGTATCTGGACTACGTCCGGGAAGTGCAGGAGAAAAACGGGCAGCCCATCGCATTCGGCACAAACCTGCTCGACCTGAGCAGCTACGTCAAAGCAGAGGATATTGTCACCCGCGTCATTGCCGTCGGAAAAAAGAAATCCGGCTGGTTTTTGTGGGAGAAAACCAACACCATCACGGCAACCGCTAACGACGCCACCGCGCAAAAGCTGTTTGGCATCATCGCGCGGGTCATTGTGCAGGACGGAACCGAAAACACAACGCAGTCGCTTCTGGATGCCGCAAACGCGGAGCTGTCCAAAAACTTGCGTTACCTTGACGGAATCACGGTAAAGGCTGTGGACCTCAAGGATGCCGGCGTGGATATCGCCCGCCTTGGCTTTGGCAAGATGACACACATCTACTCCAACCCGCACGGGGTGAACACCTGGCTTTTGTGCTCTAAGCTTGTGGAGCCTTTGGACGCGCCGGACAAAAAAGAATTCACGCTGGGCATTGATTTCTCCAGCGTCAGCGACTTGCAGGCCCTGAGCGCACGAAAAGCCAGTGACGCCTATGACCTGAGCCGCTCGCTGAAGGGCTATGCATCCGCAAAGGGGTGATAAATTGGATAAGACATTTGACGAAGCAATTTCCGAAGTCCGCAATGCAGAACGCGGCGTGGAAGTACGGGAAGCCCTTGCACAGGGCTTTGAGTATGTGAAGCAGTATGGCGAAGCTGTTATCGCGCGGCAGGAAGAAGCTGTTCAGAGTGCGGAAACAGCCACAAACGCGGCGGCAACTGCCACAGCACAGGCCGCAGCAGCAGCCAAGACAGTCAAAGACGCCACTGCAAGCGCCATAAGCGCAGCGCAAGAGCAGGCAGGTATTTCGACATCGAAAGCCGAGGAATCTGCTTCCAGTGCCGAAGAAGCAGCGGCCAGTGAAACTGCTGCCGCGTCTAGTGCATCTGCCGCAAAGGTCAGCGAGGAAGCAGCTGCAAAGAGTGCCGCCGACGCAAAGGTTATCGTGTCCACTGACACGACCCTGACCGTATCGGGCGCACCGGCTGATGCAAAGGCGACCGGCGACGCCCTGGCTCAGAGGTATACCAAGGACCAGGCCGATGCCAAATTCGGCACGCCGTACACCCTGCCGCCTGCTACGGCGGACCAGCTGGGCGGCGTGAAGGTGGGCGACTATCTGGACATCGCTGCGGACGGCACCCTCAGCGGCAAGACGCTGTATGACACCATCGCGGCCAGTGTGGCGGTAAAGTCGGAGGCGCGACTGGTGTGGAGCGGAAAAACAACGATTGGGATGAGAAAAACTGAGACAATTAACGTTCAGGACGGTGTAGATTACGTTAACCTCCGCATAAACGAAACTGATTTTAATCTTACCCCTGGTATGACATATGAAACTGGCAGTTTTGGCGCGGGAAGTCTCAAGGTCACAGTATTATTTTCGGCCGACAAAAAACGTCTTGAATGTACCCTTACCAATACGCTGAATACTGTATCGGTTGTATTCACCGGCTACCACTACCCCACCTTGGCAGAGCTGCTGACCGAGACGCAGGCCGCGCAGGCGGACACGGACGCCCTGGCGGTAGATCAGGAGTACCGCGTCGCCCTGCTGGAGCTGGGACTGACCGACGACACCACCACTGATACAAGAACCACATAAGGAGGTAAAAACTATGTTGTATCGTACCTGTAAACGCCTGATCGAGCGCGGACAGACCACTGGCCTTGCGGACAAATTGGACGTGTTCTACGCCATTGGCCGCATCACCGAGGCCGAGTACAAGGAGCTGATCGAGCTGCTGGAGGACAAGACCGGCAATAAGAACAAGGAGGCTTAAATGAGTAAAACAATCATGGACGTTTCCCGCTGGCAGGGCAACATCGACTGGGACAAGGTCAAGGCCAGCGGAAAAATTGACGGCGTGATGCTGCGGGCCATGGGCAACAGTGCAGACGGCAAGGCAAGCAAGCCGTATCTGGACCCTACCTTTGCCCGCAACTACACGGAGTGCACTCGGTTGGACATCCCGGTGGGCGTGTATGGCTACTTTAAGGCCGTCAACCGGGCAGAAGCTGACAAGGAGCTGGCCCTGCTGAAAAGCGCCCTGATCGGCAAGACGCTGCGCCTGCCGGTGGCTGTGGACGTCGAGGACGCGCTGCCCGCGAAGCTTAGCAAAGAGGTGCTGACCGACCTGACTGCTTACGAGCTGAAAACGGTGCAGGACTGGGGATTTTACTCTATCTTGTACACCTACCTGAGCTATGCAGACAAGCACCTTTACATGACCGGCGCGGCGCTCAAGCCCTATGATGTGTGGCTGGCGGCCTACCGTAGCCAGAAGCCCGCCACGGTATACCCCTATGGGATGTGGCAGCATACCAGCTCCGGCAGCGTGCCGGGCGTTGCCGGCAATGTTGACCTGTCCATTGCCTACAAGGACTATGCCAGCATCATCTGCAAGAAGGGCCTGACCCGTCTCCGGGAGGGTGCATGACCAAAGAGCAGGCAATCTTGTGGGTGGTTAGCATCCTTGGCAGCGTGTGCGCTGGCGCTATCACGGTGGACAAGGTGCTGGAAATCATCCACAAGTACATCAAAAAGGCCGGAGCGCCGGACGAGGCGCAAAACAAGCGCCTTGACGACCTTGACCGGCGCGTTGGCGCACTGGAAACCGGCTATACCCAGCACACAGCGGCACTTTCCCGCGATTTGAGCCGCTTTGGAGACATCGACGAAGTGAACCGCCTGACCCTGCAGGCCGTGCGTGCCTTGCTGGAAGCGCAGCTCACCGGAAATAACGTTCAGGCCATGCAGAAAAGCAAGGCCGACATTGACAACTATTTGACAGAAGGAGTAACGAAACATGGCAGCAATTCTTAATTTCATCCCCACCCCCGTCGCAATCGCTCTCATCATCGTCGGCTTTGTGGCTCTGGCGGTCGGCGCTATCCGCATGGGCTATAAGCAGCTGGTCAAAGATCTGGCCTATGACCTCGTGTGCAAGGCCGAAGACAGCATCATGGGCAGCGGCCAGGGCGCAAAGAAAAAGAAGCAGGTCTTTGACGCGCTGCGTGCGGCCTGCCCTGCATGGCTGAAGCCTATCATCACGGATGAAGTGCTTGACGCGGTGATTGAAAAGGCCGTGAGCCTGATGAAGAAGGCATTGGCAGAAAAGAAGCCTACCATCAACAAGGAGTAATTTATGATCGAGCTAAGCGTATCTCTCGCATCCAATGGCGTCGTCAAAGTGCCGGGCTATGAGCAGCTGGTGCGCTTTGGCTACACCAAGAACCGGGGTGTGTACCGACTTGCTGTCACCGCATCCGGCGAGTGGCAGGACCTGACCATCCGGGCCTTTTGGCACGTCCCGGGCGGCAAAGACCCGGCATCCTCGCTGGTGGTGGACGGCTCTGTGGATGTGCCCGCCAGCGTTACCGCACAGCCCGGCAACGGCTGCATTACCTTTGAGGGCAGCGACGGCACAAAGACCGTGACCAGCGCCGACCTGCGATATCGCGTCAGCGCCAACAGCGGCACAGAGGACGGCACAGAGCCGGAGCCGGACTCGCCCGCGTGGCAGCAGCTGGTGGATGCCGTGCACAAAGATGCCACCGCCGCAGAGCAGGCCAAGACCGACGCGCAGACTGCAGCGCAGCAGGCAGGAGCAGCCGCACAAAAAGCCGCTGCCAGCGAGAAAGCTGCCGGTGACGCACAGAAAAAGGCCGCTGACAGCTTACAGGAACTGAAAGACGGCATTGCCGCTGGTAACTTCAAAGGCGAGAAAGGCGACCCCGGCCCGGCAGGTGCAGACGGCAAAGATGGCATACAAATTGATGATACCGCCGTGGGGCCCGACGCCTGGAGCAGCAAGCACATCGTGGACATGCTCTGCCCGCCACTGGAAGAGACCGGCAACCCGTTGCAGTGCTACCCCGTGGCAAATTATCCGCTGGGCGTGACTGCCAGCTGGGAGCCCACGCAGGAAGGGAGCGCCGAACCTAGCCCGGACAATGTCCGGCCGATTAAGGGCAGGGACAGTGTGACAGTGACAAGATGCGGGGAAACCCTGTGGAGCCTCGATAAAATCACCTTGCAGACGTACAATTCAAATATCACAACAAAAATCGACATGGACGCTGTGAATCTTCTGCCCAGAAACGTGCAGCTATATTTTTCTGGAGAGTGCTCAACCGGAACCTTGAGAGAGGTTCGTTTTTATGATGGCACTGGCGCGGAAATTGGAACGCTTCGTGCAAACGGTGGCAGCAGCACGGTTCTTAAAGCTGGAAACATAGCGACGGTGCGATTGTACGCAGGACTGGACGAAAACAGAGAGAGAACTTGCACCAATCTGCAAATCACGCTTGGCACCACTGCCCCTACCACCTACGCCCCCTACACCGGCCAAACTGCCACCATCACTCTGCCCCGCACCATCTACGGCGGTACGGTGGATGCAGTGACGGGAGAGGGGCAGGAGACGCGGGCGCTACTTACGCTGACGGGAACGGAGAGGATATACAAGCGAGATAAGTATAATTTGTTTGAAATCAACTTAGCCCTGCCAGTATCCGTGCCTACTAGCACGGTAGTGGCAAGCCATTGGAGCGGCACAAAAACAGCAAACACTAACGCCCTATACGCTGAAAACAGAAACATTAACGTTGGCTTAAACACATGCGGATTTGATACCGTTGACGACTTAAAATCCTACCTCGCCGCCCAGTACGCCGCCAAAACCCCGGTGCAAATCGCCTACAAGCTAGCTACGCCTGTCCCCTTCACTGCCACAGGAGCGCAGCCTATCCCCGCCCTCCCCGGCGTGAACACAGTCTTGACCGACGCAGACAGTGTGACGGTGACCGGCAGAGCAGACCCCATCAAGCGCATCACTGACCTTGAGGATGCTGTGGCATCAATGACCAACACATAAGGAGGACTGACTATGGCAATCAAATCCAAATCCCGCCATGACTTGACCCTGCGCTCCATCAAGCGGGAAATTGCAGCAGGACGCGATGTTGCGTTCTGGCTGGATAAAGCATATGTGCACTACGACAACGGACTGCTGACCGCAGATGACATCGCAGAGGTGGAGCAGCTGGCACAGGCGTACTATGACGCACTGGACGCAGAGGACAAGGCGGACGCTGAGGACAAGGCGAACGCTGAGGAAATCACACTGTAAGGAGGATATCATGGCAAGCACTACATACGAGCATTTTGTTGACACCAACAAAATGTACGCTGCACAAGAGCAATTTCGGCACGTCACGAAAATGGTGACAAAATGTCACCGGTTTGCCGCGCTTGTCAATATGGTGCGCAACGCCGGACAGCTGCCGCAGCCCTTCTGGCTCGGTGCTGCCTGTGGCGGCGGCTCGTGTAGTGCTGCCTCCTGCGCTGCAAGGGCTTGACCGACAGCAGATGACCGCCGCCATCAAAAGCGCACCGCTTGGGAGGGTAGACCGTAAAATAGCCTTACTGCGGTACGTTGAGCGGCTCCCGCTGCCGGACATTGCAGCACAGACACACTACAGCCGGACGGCGGTAGGCTACCGGCTAAAAAGCATTGACAAAATGTTGAATGTGTAATATACTATATGTATGCGACACCGTACTGGTGTACACCCAGTGACGGTATAGTGTACAGAGAGCTAGCGGAAGAACGTTTACCCACTGGCTTTTCTTTTTGCACGGATTGTGGTATAGTAATCTCAACAAATCCACCCGGCCTCTCGAAGAAGCGCATTAGGGCGGATATTTGCCAGCTAGCCCAGTGCTTTATCTGGGAATGAAAAAAGCGGTTGCCAGATAGGCGCCGACCAGTCTCCCGCCCGCCTACTTATAGTGCGTACCATGCGGGAGACGCGAAAAACCCCCGGTGTTCCGTTTGGAGCATCGGGGGATTTTTTTACTTTTTCTTCAATTCCTCAAGCCTGCTGGAAAGCTCTTCTTCCCAGCCTTCGTGCTCTTTGAGGTATGGGTCATAGATCAGCTCTTCGGCCTCTTTGCGGGCCGCAACGGCTTCTTCGATCGTGTCATAGCTGCCGAGATGATATTGCTTGCGTTGGAAATTGATATATGCACGCCATCGACCGTGGCAGTCTTTACACACGCCATTTGCGCCAGAAGTGGAATTTTTATTGATATGGCCTCCGACCCTTGTGCGAATCGACATAAGGGAAGAGCCACCCGTGTAAGCTGTGCTGTGAATTGCCCCGGTTTTCTCTCCAATGTCCCTGTTGCAATCTGCGCAATGCTGGATCAGAGAAAGCCTTGTAAGCTTTACGGTGGTTTCCCTCCCACATTTCGGGCAAATAGCGCGGCACAGAAAATGACCTGACCTCTTTTCGGGCAAAACCTCTAACACCTGCCATCCGTTGATAACGTGTCCCTCTTTTTCCTTTGCCTTTTTCAGTCTTGCGGTTGTCAGGCCTGGCTTTTGCCCTCGATTCGCGCAAGACAGACAGCTGCGGCTTTTTCCAAGACGGAGGGAGCTGTCATACACGTCTTTTACCACTCCGCACTCACACTGGCATGTGTAGTAGTGCGGCTTTTCAGACGGCGCAAGTACCGTCCACTTTCCAAAATGCTTTCCAGTCAAATCTGCCATAACATTCTCCTCAGATCAGGCCGTAGTGCTCGGCCAGCAGGAAGCGGACGTATTCCGGGCAGTCGCGCTCGCCCAAACACCACCCCTGCACCGTGCGGCGCGGGATGCCCGCACCCTTTGCAAAGGCGGTCTGGCTGATGCCGGATGCCACCACCATCTCCCGCACGCTCATGCGTGCTGCTGCCCAGATACGGCCCAGACGGTCTTTCTCGGCGTCCAGATCGGCGCAGCCATCGGAATCGTCCGGGATGCTGAGGGTGACGTTACCGAGAAAAACTTCTTTCGGCTGCTTGGCAGCCATGTCAAAAAGTTCTGCTTTGCTATACATGGTTGACTTCCTTTCTTTCGCATGATAATATGTTCGTGTACCTCCATGGTACGTCTTTCACAAAAGCCCCGTCAGGTGTTCGCTGCACTTGACGGGGCTTTTTTATTTAGTAGATCTCAACGCCCAGTTTTTCGGCGGCGGCTTCAACGACTTCTTCAAACGAGGGGCCGCGATTCGGGTCGTTCCAGTCGTAATCGCCAGCGGATGCAGCTTCCCACTCTTCTTCCATGTCAGCTGCCTTGCACAGCTCGGTGCACAGCTCGTAATCCCAGACATCGGACTTGCGGATGTCAGCGGCGATTTCAATAGCGTTTCTCATAATTTTGTACCTCCATGTTGTTGTGTGTTGGTGTCTTTCACTGTCTTTATTATACGCTCATTGAGCGCAAAAGTCAAGCCTATTTGTAAAATTTTGTGCTCAATGAGCACTTTTTTTCTTTTGTCAAAATAGAGCATTTTTGTCCTTCGTTGGTCGCTCGTTGTCTCTCCCGCCGGGCGACTCTGCTACACTGGGCGCAAAGGAGGCAAGCGCCAATGTGGATCAAGTTCAGCCCCAACCCCCACGGGGGCAGCGTCGGAGACTGTGCTGTGCGTGCTGTAGCGGCTGCCACAGGGCAGAGCTGGGAGCAAGCCTACATTGGATTGGCGCTGACCGGCTTTGCTCTCGGCGATATGCCCAGCGCCAACCGCACATGGGGCGCATACCTCCAAAAGCAAGGCTTCCGGCGCAGGATGGTAGAGGCGGACTGCACCACCTGTTACACGGTGGCAGATTTTGCCCGGGAGTACCCGAACGGCGTGTATGTACTGGGCTGCTCCGGCCACGTTCTGGCCGTGGTCAACGGCGACTGGCTGGACAGCTGGGACAGTGGCGCAGAATGCCCGATTTACTACTGGTATAAGGAGGAGTAAACGATGCCTTACAATCCGTATGCGTATCAGATGCCGACATACTACGGCCAGCCAATGCCGGACAACCTCACTCAACTCAGGCAGGGAGTGGGCTATCAGTCTCCCATGATGCAGCAGCCGACAGCCCAGACAGCACAGGCTACGCCCTCCATCATCTGGGTGCAGGGCGAGGAGGGCGCAAAAGCATACATGGTTGCCGCAGGAAACAGCGTGCTCCTGATGGACAGCGAAAACAGCGCGTTTTACATCAAAAGCACCGATGCAAGCGGTATGCCGCTTCCCCTCCGGGTGTTTGACTACAAGGAACGCACCACAGCCGCAAAAACGCCGCCACAAACGGCGCAGCAGTCTGGCGTGGAGTTTGTCACCCGGGCAGAGTTTAACGCGCTGGCAGCCCGCTGTGCGGCGCTGGAAAAGCAAGAGCCCACAAAGCCTGAAACGGAGGCCAAGTAATTATGTCAAACCCTCTTTTTAACGTTCTGAGCGGCGGTATGCCCGCCATGTCCGGCCCTATGGGTCAGTTTGGTCAGCTGATGCAGCAGTTCCAGCAGTTCCGTGCAAACTTTCAAGGCGACCCAAAAGCAGAAGTGCAAAAGCTGCTGCAATCCGGCAAAATGTCACAAAACCAGCTGAACCAATTACAGGCGATGGCGAAACAGTTTCAGCAGTTTCTTCATTAAGTCGTAACCGTGGCCACGGTTCAAGCATAAAAATCATTCAAAACACACGAAAGGAGTACAAAAATGTCTCTTTCTTCCGATTCTGCGGTTCTGACCATGCCTGTTCAGCCCGCAAACACCAATGGCGGCAACGGCTTTGGCTTTGGCAATGATGGCGCATGGTGGATCATCATCCTGTTTCTGTTCGCCTTCTGCGGCGGCTGGGGAGGCAACTGGGGAGGCAATGGCAACACCGGTGCCGGTGTCGTTGACGGCTACGTCCTGACCTCCGATTTTGCCAACATCGAGCGCAAGATGGATGGTATCAACAACGGCATGTGTGATGGCTTCTACCAGCAGGCGCAGCTTGTCAACGGCGTGCAGCAGACCGTGAACAACGGCTTTATGTCCGCAGAGATCAGCCGCGCAAACCAGCAGGCGGCGTTCATGCAGCAGCTGTTTGCCATGCAGATGCAGCAGCAGGAGTGCTGCTGCGAGAACCGCTCTGCCATTCAGGGCGTCAACTACAATTTGGCCACCCAGTCCTGCGAGACCCGGAACACGGTGCAGAACACCACCCGGGACATCATCGACAACCAGAACCAGAACGCCCGCGCCATCCTTGACGCCCTGACCGCACAGCGCATCGAGGCAAAGGACGCAAAGATCGCTGAGCAGGGTCAGCAGCTGTTCGCAGCACAGCTTGCGGCATCTCAGGCAGCCCAGAACGAAACGCTCAAGGCCTACATGAGCGGTCAGCTGGCCTACTACAACCCTCGTCCCGTTCCTGCCTTCCCGGTTCCTGCGCCGTACCAGTACGGTAACTGTGGCACCGGTTGCGGCTGCGGCAGCTGCGCATAACCAAATCACGGCAACTGACTACAAATTGTAGTCTGTTCAGCCCCTGAGCTGATTTTGCAAACCAGAGCGCCGGGGCAGTAGTCTCGGCGTTTTTATTATGAAAGGAGCCGATAAAATGGCTGAATTTACGAATTCCAATACCGTGACGGTAGCGGCTGGGCAGGATCTCCCGTTGACGGAGACTGCGGCGAAAGCGCCTGCGTGCATTGTGCACCGTGCTGGCAGCGGCCTTGTGACGCTGCGCGGCCTGACAAGCGGACAGTGCCGGGCCCGTTTCAAGGTGAGCTTTGGCGGCAATATCGCCATTCCCACAGGCGGCACTGTGGGACCCATTTCCGTGGCGCTGGCTGTCGGCGGTGAGGCGCTCAATAGCGCAACCGCCATTGTCACACCTGCTGCAGTCGAAAACTACTTCAACGTTTCTGTTGCTGCGTTCATCGAGGTGCCGCGCGGCTGCTGCTTGACCGTGGCGGTTAAAAACACCAGCACGCAGGCGGTCAGCATTGCAAACAGCAACTTGATCGTTGAGCGGGTAGCATAAGAAAGGAGATAAAGTCATGCTGGATAAACTGAATCATCTGAAGGATGAGATGTGCGACGAGCTCATGGAGCTGACCGACAAAAAAAACCGATCTCCGGGTGATATCGAGATGATCGGCGAGATCGTGGATATCATTCTGGACATCCACCGCATCGAGGACTACTGCGAGGGCGGCGAGTACAGCCGAACAGGCGAGTGGGAAGCTGACATGCGCGGGACTTTCGGCCACGATGCCGGAAACGGTTACAACCGGGGCAACAGCTATGCCAACCGAGGCCGTCACTATGTGCGCGGGCACTACTCCCGCACGGATGGCCGTGAGCGTATGATCTCTGACATCGAGGACATGATGCAGGAAGCCACCGGTTCAGAGCGTGATGCCTACAAGCGGGCCGCTGACATCTTGCGGAATGCATAAGAGAGGGGGCGGCAGGCATGGACATCGATGAGATCAACACCCATATTCACAAGCTGAAATGCGGTTCAACGGACTGGCAGAGCGTGGAAAAGCTTGCCGCCCTCTGCACTGTGCGGGACGAGCTGGAAGAAAAGCAGGCACCTGAAACGCAGATCCAGGCACTGCCGCCCGCGACTTATGCGGCGGCGTACTCCACGGCAGCGGAACCGCAAAGCGACTTTGTGGTGGCTGCCAGCTCTGTTCCTTTTGGCGGTCTGATGCAGGTGCTTGACGAGCACATGAAGGCAATAAAGCTGGTGTACCCAAAAGAGTATGAGCTTGTAATGCGAAAGATAAGCGACTTGTAAAAAGGCATAGAATGTGCTATTTTTACATAAGCTTCAGCGTTTTGGCACGGGATGCATAATCTAACAGAAAACTAACAAGTTGATAATTGTTCACGTTAAAACGCTAAATAAATTTGATTTGTAATCAGTGGGTTGCAGGTTCAACTCCTGTCACCAGCTCCAAGAAAAA